AAATAGATTGGCCGGTTGCCGCAATTGGGACGCCATTATCAAACTCAACTTTTGCTGGATCAACTGGAGTGAATTGCCCACCATCCATGTAGCCGTACTGCGTTTGAACATTTTCTTTGCCGCCGGGAACTGGCACCTCTGCTCCAGCCCTTCTATTGCTGGGGCCTAACGTATAAGCCCAAGTTCCATCTTGCGTCTGATACGCGGGGCGACCACTGTATGAGTGGTAAGTATCTAGCTGTTCATATTGCGGGATTTGACCAAACTGACGGATATCGGTGATACCAATACTTGTCAAAATACGCGCCATATCCTCCGCGTTGGCTTGCGCGGAGCCATGCCCCTGACCAGACCATTTAGAGGTAATTCCTTGCCCTAAAATTTGCTGAACAATCCGGTCTTTGTCGGCTTGTGTGGTTTTTTTGCTTGAGTCGTAGTTAGATGTTTTTGTACGGAGTATTTTTTCCCGGGGAAGAGGGGCATCCCCTGTACCGCTGGTACCTCCGGGCGATCCATCGGCAGAGGCTCCATCGGCGGCAGTTGAGCTGTCTCCTGTGCCGCCATCCCCGCTATTGCCATCTCCGCCAGCAGCGTTGCCACCACCGGGAGCGCCAGCGCCAGCGCCAGCAGAACCACCGTCGCCCGTGCCAGCCGCTCCGGGTCCAGCATCACCTCCAGCGGCAGACGAAGCAGCGCCCGAGCCGCCATCTCCACCATCACCACTGGCAGCGGCCCCACCAGCAGCGCCAGCAGCGCCCCCTCCATCAAAGTGGACGGGCGGCCAATTGACATCTGGAGACGACACCAAACCAGCAGCCATTAACCGGCTAATAATATCGTTGTTCATTTCAGTGGTATCCCCGCATCTATGCGCTCTTTACACTTAAAGCATGTACCGCAAACGCCGCTAAAACAGGTCAAGACAAGCGGCTTGACATCGTTAGGAATGATTTCCCACTGTTGAGCTTTGGTCAAGTGCGACAGTGGAGTCCGCAACCGGTTGTCCCCAGTCATAACTCCCATAAATGTTTCCATTTGCCCCCTCATTTGAGGGTTGACGGCTGTAGTGTCCTCGTTGTTCAGCCCGTAATATAGGTTTTTAACCTGCGGGTTGTACACGGTCAGCATGCCGAGAAAGAACGAGATATACCAACGCTGAAACGAATACTTGTACTCTGGCGTTTCGTTACGGATGGTCCCCAAGTTGGTCATCTGCAGGTCTATCTCCATCATGGGGACATCCATCTTTTCGGCAATCAACCGAGCGTTAATCCGCTGAGTTGCAAGCCACACCTCAATCGGGCCGTACGGCGGCTCCGGCAACGATAGCGCAAAGTTAAACGCCACAAACTTCTCACCAGTCCTCTTGAGGTGCGCCATCAACGCAGTAGACTCAACGCCCCCTGAAAAAGCAAGAATTCCCGTGTAGTCATCCAAGGGAATTGTGGCAACTTCAGGCGGGAGTGGAAAGTAATTCATCTTTGTCATTTTGATCTAAGCGATGGCTTAGCCAACTTTCCAGTTAGTGCCATCTGAATATACAGGCACGGCCACCGCTCCGCCACCAACCACGGTAGCGCCAAATGTGGGGGTCAGTGCGTTTGTCACAAAAGCCCGAGCCCCCGTTCCAGATGTTGATGCGCTAGGCAGCGTAGCCACAGTGTACGGCGCACTCGCCTCCAACTGCCCAACAATCTTGTTCAGTTGGTTAAAGTACAAACGCAGCACGCTGTTTAGCTGGTCCTGAAACTTTGGGTCGTATTGGGTTGGCGCAAGCGGCAGGTTGGGCACTGCAACTTGGCTGAGTTCATCATTGGCGGTAACAAGGCGGCTCATAAGTCAGCGCCTCCCGTCCTGCCTGATGTCAATTCGCGGCGATCCAAGTTGCCACGCGCATCCCAGTTGATTGGACTCTAGCTGCAAGATCATTTGCCGACCCCGTACCCGGACGTAAACCTGCCCAGTAAATTGCTCAATTGGGACCGTGGCAGTGCGGACAACTGTGGCGTTATCGCTCCCGGCCACCGATGCAGGGTCGGTATACCCAGACCCCGAGTTTTTCATTGGGATTAACGTCAGAGTAGTTTGTGGGTTGGCAACGTTAGACCCCCGGAACGTAATGTCCGGCAGTATGCGCCACACAAACCCAAAGTGGTCGCCGTCATCAATGTCAAACTCAGCCGAGCTAATAAGGGAATAAATTGGAAGCGACACTTCGGTGGCGTTGTCATCCACACCCAACTCATGATAGACAATGTTGTTAATGTATGTAGCCGCCATTGGGGTAGACCGCAGCCCAGAGTCCAGCCAAGCTGATCGCGCCAGAGCTCCGTAGTACCACGCGCCTTCGCCATTGTTTTCGGTGTAGTTATACACAACATACCGGTCAACTTCTGAAGCGCTTGCGCTGCAATAGAAAAACCAAACTTCGTTGAACCCCTCGTTGGTGCTGGCAAAAAACTGATCTGCTTGCTCCAAGTTGATGTCGCCATAAACAAATCTGAGCAAGTCGCAACGAAGCGTCTGCACACGGCCATCGTACTTGTAGAACTTGTCTACGCCCATCCAATACGCAATGCCGGACGCCACTGCGGCGGCGTTGGGGCCAACAATCGAAATGTTGTCGCCCAGCAACTGAGAGCCCCAAACAGCAGGAGCGCCGAGGTACTGCAAGGAGTACAGGGACGAATCCGTGTAAACCAAAATTTCCTGCCGGGTTTGAAGCGCCGTAACGATCTTTGATCCGTGCGACAGCAGCAAACTGCCCGCCTGATTGGTGGCCGCTGGCGTCCAGTCAGTTACAGACTCTTGGTCAGACCAGCGCAGCAACATGGGGCTTTGAGTGGCGGAGCCGTAATCGTTTGCCCCAAAACAGAATACAAACCGCGACGCATCTGACACCAGCAGGTAGTTTTGCACCAATGGGACGTCCACCAGTAGCGATATATACGCACCAGAGCCCGTGGATGAGGTGTTGATGAGGGTGCCAGAGCTATTTGCAATATTAAAAGACAGCCCAGTGACGTTGGTGACGTAGTAAGTGGTGTTGGCGGAAACGCCAGAAGGGAGAGAGACAGACGCGGCAAACTGAATTGGCGTGCCTGCTGTAAACGTGCTTGCTGCAGTCACAACCGTGGGGCTTGCGTTGGTAAATGTCACGGCCCCGCCCAAACTGGAAACCAGTACCCCTCGAGCCCCTAGCCCAGTGAGGTTATCCCAGTAATAGAGCGGTCCGCCCCGGTAGCCAAACACCAAGTTCTCGCCAAAATTCTGTTGCTGCCACAAACGAATGGGCGTAGTCGATGCTGTGCCGGTACCCCACGGGCCAAGCCCCCAACCCCCCGCGCCCCACCCAATAATGGGGCTGCTATCGGCAGCGCCTATGCCAATTTGGTACGCGGCATTAACCGCCGAACCGCCGTACGACCCCGCAGCAATTGCTACCGTGGTTAGGATGGTGTACGTATCAACCGACAGTACCGTGATCTGAAACTCAGCGTTAAATGTGGCAGCGTATGTGCCCGTTGCGCCGCTAAAGACAACAAAGTCGCCCGTAGCTCCGCCGTGAGCGGTATCCGTTACCGTGACCGTTGTTGTCCCGTTGCCTGCGAACGGATCGGTATTGATGACCCCGGAGGCGCGAAGTGGCGTGATGTCGTTGTAGGAGCCACCCTGTTCAATATAGAACTTCAGGTTTGTACCCACACCAAGCAAGTTTGAGCCGCCCAGCGTTATCCAGTTCCATAGCGACCGGCAAACCCCAAGAAAAAAGTTTGCGGAAAGCCGAGTCCAGCCGCCGATCTTTTCTGGCGTGCCTTGGCGGAACCGAACCTTGTCGGATTCGTACCAGCCGTTTTCGTTGGTGTACCGGGTGTTTTCCCGGTTCACCCCAGCTTTTAAGGTAAGCTTTTTTAACGGCATAGGGTCCTTACGCGGTTAAGACGTTGAGGGCGGTGTTGATATGCGCAACCCTATCTGAGAGCCCTATTGTCCCACCATTGATCTTTTTTGTCATCCCTGTGAAGTCCTTGGCGTCAGCTTCCTTGTTTAAACCGCGCTTGTTCCAATACCACGCAGCCGTTAGCGCGGCGTATGGCCGAGTCAGAACCAAGTCTGGGTCTGCCACAAAGTCCACCCCCAATGCGTCAGAAGCAAGCCGGTAGTTGTCCTTGCCCGTCAATTGGATCAGGCCACGGCCACGGTACTTCCAGCCATCGCCCTCATCGGTGTTGCCCATCCGGCCAGAATACACCTTGTTAGCGATCTTCTCGGGATTGCGGTGAAACGGCTGCGCCGCCTCCTCAGAGGCAAAACGGCTCGGCCATGTGGCGTGCAAACCCTTGGCGCTGTAGTTCAGGTTCTCTTGCAGAGTTTTGAACCCGCCAGACTCGTGGGAGCACTGGCCGATGAACGCCGCTTGGCGCTCAGGGGTGCTGATGTCAAAACGCTGGAATGCCGCCATCAACGGTTCTAGCCAAGCCGGGTCAATGTGCATTTCCTTGAGGTGGTCTTCAGTCATTTTGCTGCCCTTGAAAGAATGTCGGTCTTGGCTTGTGATCCAGCAGACGAGCCGAAGTAGTAGGCAATGATGCCAGTCCACGCCGTACCCAAACTGCCCAGCATCATCAAGATGGCCGGGTTGCTGCTGTCAATTTGGTTGAAGAACATCATCACCATAATGCCAAAGAAGCCTATAGTCACAGCGCCAGCCAAGATAGGCGGCATCATGCTGCGAGTCGTGGCCTGCATCTCCCGTGCTGACTTGCGGTCTTCCACTTCCAGCTTCTCAAAGTTCAGGCCCAGTTCCTGCGCTTGCTTTTGCAATTCGATCTCTGCAATCTTGACCTGTGCAATCTGCTCGGCTGACAGCTTGTTGTTGCTAATCATGTCGCCAACCTTGTCAGGGTCAACGCCAATAGCTTTTGAGATAGCCGACACAGCCATGCCTGCTAGTGGGCCACCAAGCGCCGTGGCGATGGTTGGTGCGATTTGTTTGAGCCAATCCATAATTACCCCTTTAGGTCAAAACTCAAATTGGGGTGACGCGGGTACTGCACAACGCGCTCGCCCTCTGGGCATTTGTATTTAATCGTCGCCAGCAGAGTTGCTTTGCCGTCAGCGATCTTTTCTTTTTGCAGCATCGTAAGCTGGTACGTGAAGGTGTCAATTTCTGGGCCTGCTGGGCCGCTAAACTTGCTGGCCGTGGTAGTCGCGGCATGAACCATCCCCGCAGCATCTCGAATGCTTGGTGTAAAACTCTCGACAGAGCAGTCGTCACGCTTTTTGATCCGCGCAACAGTGACGTTGATCGGTTTGCCAGCCTCGGCCACAATTTTAAAATGCTCTGGAGTCCATTCAATGATGGCCCTGTCAAGCCAACCGAACTTGTCGGCAAGCGTGTAACTGCCACCTAGTGCAGCAACACTGGCGGCAACGGCCCCAATTGCCTTGGTAAGGTCAACCATGGCTACTCCTTATCGTAAATGCTTTACATACAGAATAATACCGTAAGTAATCAGCGCAAACAAAACGAATGCAGCTATGCCAATTACCAGATACTCAATAAGCTGCTCCCACTTATCTTGGCGCAGCTTTGCCGCCCTGATGGCTTCTTCCTTGGCCTCTCTGCGCCTACGGGCAGCGGCTGCTTGGAACTTTTGCCAATCACCCCACATGCCCGGTCTTCCAGCGTAGACCATGCGCTCACGCAACTCAACTTCTTGAGCGTTCAATTGCTCAAGCGCCATGAATTCTTCCATGTCGGAGCCGCCACCCTTCTTGGTGGCTCTTTCTTGGATCACTGCCTTGTTGTCGAAGTAGTCGAACACCCGTGAGCCGAGCGCAGACAGCTCCTTGCCGTTAGCTAGAGCGCCTTTTATTACTGCAAAGGCCGCGTTTGCGGCGGCAAGTTCCGCCAACATAATGCTTGCCGTTCAAATAAACACGAAAAAATTTCCAGCGGACTGTTTAAATTTCCAACCCGTATTGTTGCCGCCGTCAATACAGCCGTTGGACTCAAACGCCTGAAAGATGGCCCCTCCGGAGGCGCTGGAGTTGGCGATGGTTGAGTACGTGGCGTCTACAAGCCCAGACGTTTTGATGATGCTGAACCCCGGAGCGCTGCTGGACGTAAAAGCTATGTTGTCGGTTGACGAAAGCCCGGTCATGGTGAGGTTGCCCGACACCGTAATGGTGGCACCAGAAGTCACCGTCAAGATGGCAGTGCCGTCGCCAAGAGTTGGCGAAAACGTTAGGTTTGTCACCGAAAGATTGTTAATAAGTGCAGCGCCAACACCAAGCGAACTGGTAATAATTAAATTTGGGATTGAGCCGCCATTCGGGGTGATGGAAGCGTCGGATGCGCTGACCGTAAAAGTTCCCGACAGCGACGCGCCAGACGCAATTGAGAAGAGGGTGGTAGGATAAAACACAGTAGATGAAAAAGTTCCGCCTGTGGCTAACACCGTGTTAAAGGCGTATATAGGCCCCGCTCCAACGGTGGCCACTCCGGGCCTGAATTCATAAATGCTT